CAATCATGAGAGGCGGTCACGCACCTTCGCCTGACCAGCCGTAAAGGAGGAGCCTATGCGCTCGCGCAATCTGATCCTGACGCAGAACTTTCGTCCGGGCGGCTTCGATCCGTCCGGCACCCACACGCTGAAGTATGCTCCCGGCACGTATCGCATCCCGGAGGATTTGTCCGAGGAGATGGCAGAGCGCGCTATCAAGGAGGCGAATGCGACGTGGGTGGCTGATGCAGAGGAGCCAGCGCCGAAGAAGAAGATGAAGGGTGATGCTCCGGAGAACAAGGCACGTCACAAATGATCTGCTGGCGCCCCATTCGGCTAGACGTTGCTGCGCTTCCGGCCTTCGCCGCTCCCTTCGATCTGGCGACGGTGAAGGCGCATTGCGCTATCGACACGACTGACTTCGATGCGCAGCTTGACGTCTATATGAAGGCGGCTGTCCATTGGGCGGAAGGTGTGATGCATCGTTCGATCTTCTCCCGGTCGCATACCTGGGTTCTGGATCGTTTCCCGCTTGCTCACATCCCGCTCCCGCGCGGCAAGACCTCCGCTGTGGCGACCGTCGAGTACAGCTACGGCGGAGTGATCACCACCCTCAAAGGTCCAACGTCCGCTCCTCCGGGAACAGACTTTCAAGAAGACCTTCGCGGCGACGATGGCGGCGTGATAATGCCTCCTCGCACCGGGAGCTGGTCGAGCACGGATGAGGATGTTCCGTCGCCGGTAGTGATCACCTTCACCGCCGGTTATGCCGCAGCCAACATCCCGCCGGAGATAGTCCACGCGATGCTGTTCGCGGTCGAAGACATGTTTGACATTCGCGGCTCCAAAGACGTTCCGGCGGTCGCGCTTACATTCGGCGGTCCACGGCTAGGAATTCGGAATGAGCTTCTGTCGCCTTGGAACCTGACGCGGTGGTACTGAGATGGAATACCGCCGCATCACGATCCGGCGACTGAGTAACGTCCCGGTCAGCGAGTTCAACGAACAGCAGGATGATTGGTTCGATCTGGCGACGGTCTTCGCCACCAAGATCGAAGATACAGGAGCCGATGAGCAATACCGCTCCGATGAGATCAACGGAGGCGTATCGACCAAGTTCACCATCCGCTGGAATTCGATTGCGAAGACCGTCAATGTGCGTGATCGTATCTTCTTCCGTGGCGATGAGTACAACATCGTTTCCGTGCGTGAGGTCCAGCGCAACCGGCTAATCGAGATTGAGGCGAGAGGCTACATTGGATCATAGGATCACCATCCAACGCCTTACGGTCGGAGCGAATGAATTCAACGAACCAGTTGACGTCTGGTCCGATGTTGCGACGCTCTATGCCCGCAAGGCGGAAGCGTCCGGGAATGAAGCAGTCCGCTCTGACGAGATTACAGGACAGCTCATCGTCACCTTCCGCGTCCGGTCTTCCTCGATTGCGGCGGCCATTACCGCGCGCGACCGCGTAATGTTCGAAAATCGCTTCTTCAATATCGTCGGCATCAAGCGTATCGGCTTCCGCTGGTTCGACATCGATGTGGTCGAGCACGTTGGTCTTATCCACAACAACTACATCGTAACAGTTAATGGCGATCGCATAGTCACTATCAACGGCGAACCTCTGGTGACGGCATGGTAGATCGTCCTATCAATACGCTGCTCGCGGGCGAAGGCGCGTTGCCGATAACGAACGGCGGCACCGGCGCGATCACCGCCGCGCAGGCGCGCATCAACCTTGGTCTCGGAACGGTCGCCACCATCAATCTCTCCGGGAACGCCGGAGAGGTTCTGAAGGGCGACGGCTCTTGGGGTGTCGGCGGCGGCGGTGGCGCTCCCGGTGGCGCGCTCACGCAGATACAATTCCACGACACCGGCGGGGTGTTGGGCGGCGATGATTCCTTGACCTGGGATAAGGTCGCAAACGTCCTGGCCAATCCTAGCGGCAAGGTCGTCATCGGCCATACTGCTCCGGTCGCGAATGGCTTTCTTTCTCGACGGCTTCAGGTCCACTCGACGGACGCCACCATCAGCGGCGTGACGCTTGGCTATTGGGCAAACAATCTTCAAGGCGCATATTGGGATTACATCAAGAGCCGTGGCACCTCTCCGGGCGTTCACGGAATCATCCAGTCCGGAGATATTTTCGGCGGGATGTTCTGGAACGCTGATGATGGCGTCAACTATCTAGGCGTTGCCGGGATAACCGCGAACCATGACACCGGAACGCCAGCCGCCGGTAGCGTCTCAGGAAATATCATCTTCAGCACAAGAGCCGCCGGTGCCGGTCAATTCTCTGCGGAGCGGATGCGACTGCGCGGTGATGCCTTCGGCCATGGGCAATTGCTCATCGGGACCACGACTGATTTCCTTTTCCCGTTCGACTTCACGATGCCGCAAATCCTGATCGCGAACAGGGGCGGATTTGACTACACAAACATTGCGTTTGGCACGTTCGACAACAACGCCAGCGGCACTCGCTTTGTGGCGATGAAGTCTCGCAGCACCACCATCGGCGGACAAGGCGCGGTTCTAAGCGGCGATGAGATCAAGGCTGAAATTTACTATGCCTCTGATGGGGTCAACTTCAAGTGGACGGCAGCGGAGCGGATTAAGGTTGATGGCGCGGTCGCGCTTAACTCCGTGCCGTCGCGCTATGAGTGGTCCACGACTAAGGTTGGCGAGACTTTTCCGGTCGAGCGGATGCGGCTTGATAACTCTGGCCGCCTGACGAACGGTGGCGCGGCGTTCCCTTATTCTGTATGGGGAGAATTTGCCGGCTGGACGTTCTTTCATACGCCGACGCAAGTTGGGAACGTCTCACTACAAAAGTATACAGCATCCGCCGGAGGCACCGAGCTTCTGTTTTCCAAGAGCCGTTCCGGGGTCATTGGCACGAACACAGCCCTTGTGGATGGCGACGGCATCGCCTTCCTTGGCTTCTTCGGTGCTGATGGCGGAGCGATGCAATGGGCGGCCAGCATCGATGTTAAAGTTGACGGGACGCCAACTCTTAACACGAGTACGCCTGGCCGCATTCAGTTCTCAACTACTCCGGCCGGTGGTGGGTCTGCTATCGAGCGGATGCGCATCGGTAGCAATGGCGGCATCAACATCGGTGGCGGAGCCAATAACGGAACGCTCTTTAGCGTCATCCCAAGGCTCCAGGTTGAGAGCCCAAATGGTGACTGGCTCGCGCGCTTCGCGACGATCGGCACCGGCTTTGTCGTGTCCAACGCCTTCACGCGCACGCGCGGGACATCGGCGGACAACCATGTTGCGCTTCAGAGCGGCGATGACATCGGCAATCTGCTCTTTTACGGAAGCGATGGCAGCACCTTCCGGCAAGCCGGCATCATGGGCTTCCAGATCGAGGGGACGGTCGCAAGCAACAACCTTCCCTCGCTGTTCCACATCGCGACGAAGACCAACGGCCACACGTTCGTCCAAGATCGGCTAGTCATCCACGAGGCAGGCTACAGCCAGTTTCAATGGATTAGCACCAACACCGCGGGCGTCTTTCCGACGCTTCGCCTAACACAGATGAGCTTTGGGCAGCCTGTCGCGGGCTTTGGCGCTCGCCTCGATTTCGAGGTGACGACTGGCAACGGCACGAACAACGAGATTGGCGCGGCGATTGATTGTGTGCTTGCTGATGCGACCGCCGCTGCCGAAAGGTTCACGCTCGACTTCAACATCATGCGCGCTGGAACGCTGTTCCAGGGGATGCGCCTCAAGACGACTTTCGGCGCTGATCTTGAGATCGGTGAGCCGAATGGAGACATCAACCGGCGCGGCTCCATCGCGCTCAACGCAGGCGCAGAGTGGGTTGCGCTCTACAACTCATCAAATCGCTGGTGGTGGGAGAGCCTTAACCACCCGATGCAATTCGACAGCAACGGTGACATCACCCTAAGTTCGCTCGATCTCATTCGACTGAACGGCACCGGCGTTGTCGTCGGCGGGAGCGCGATTGCGGGTCCCACTTCGCTCTTTAACGTTATCCAAGGCACGACGCCTGGACCATACATCGGCAGCTTCCATCGCTATGGTGCGAACGGCTTCGTTCCATCCTTCGCGTTCAGCAAATCGCGCTCCGCAACTCCAACCGGGTTCGGCATCGTTGCGCAGGATGATGCTCTAGGCTCTCTGTATTTCCTGGGCGACAGCGGCGACGATAATCTGCCGGCCGCGCAAATCTCAGTCTATGTGGATGGCACTCCCGGCGTGAACGATATGCCGGGACGAATGCACTTCATGACGACTGCCGATGGCAGTTCGTTTGCTACCTCTCGTCTTATCATTAACAGCCAAGGCGTCGTCAACATCGGCAGCAACACAGCCAGTCCGACATTGTTCACGCTAACGCCGCGCTTCCAGATCAACGGAACAGACTTCCCGACAGCGGCTCAACTCATTGGTCGATGGGGGAACACCGCAGGCAGCGCATCAATTAACGGCGGGAAGTCGAGAGGCGCAGCGGTCGGAACGCATGGCGCGGTAAACTCCGGCGATGCTCTGCTGGAATTTAACGGCGTTGGCTCTGACGGATCAGCGTTCCAATATGCCGGCGGCTTCACCGTTGCGGCGGATGCCGCGCCATCTGCCGGGGTAGTCCCAGGACGCATTACTATTTCGACGGCAGACAGCGGCGGTGTCGGTCGTGAGCGGATACGGATTGATAGCGCCGGTCAGGTCAGCATCCCGGCTGGCGGGCAGATGTTTATAGGTGATGCTACTGATCGCGGACTTTTCGGCACTCAGGTAGCATTCCAGGTTTCCGGTACAGACCTGGCGACCGCCTCCTACCAGTTGGGCAGATGGAGCAATGATGCGAACGGCCCTGGATATTTCTTCTTAAAGAGTAGAGGCGCGACTATCGGTTCGCACGGGGTTTTGCAGGACGGCGATGTTATCAACTTAAATTCATATTACGGGTCAGACGGAAGCAATTTTGCCGCCGCTGCAATTCTTGGCGTGAAGGTCGATGGCACACCATCAGCTGGGAATGTCCCCGGTCGCTTGTATGTTGTCACTCAGAGCAACGGAACACTGGAGGAGCGCGCTCGAATTAATGGCAACGGACTTGCAGTCTTTAACAAAATAAACAGCGAGACAGACTACCACCGAGTTGCCATCCGCACTGTCAGCGCCTCCCTCACCGCCGCTGCCGGCGCGACGATCACCGCCACCAACCTAATCCCTGATGGCGCCATCGTCGTTGGCGTTACAACCAAAGTCACGACCGCGCTTGGCGGCACTCTGACCGGCTACCAGGTCGGCGACGGCACCGACCCTGACCGCTGGGGCGCGATCGTCGGAACGGCGGTCGGCACCAGTTCAGACAACCGCGACTGGACGGCAACCACCATCCAAGCATTCACCGCCGCTAACAACGTTGTGCTGACGTCTGTTGGCGCCAACTTCAACGGAACCGGCGTGATCTACGTCTCTGTCCAATACCTCATAGGAGAATGTGACTAATGACCACCTTCGACGACATCGCATCACTAACTGTTCCGCAAAAGAATTTGCTCAAGGACTATGGAGCGAAGGGCAGGGCACGCTTCGCAAACAGGGAAGGCGTCGGTGGCTCAGTAGGCATCGATCCTTCGCAGACCTTCGTTCAGGCAAGGCAGGTCGACGCGCTTTGCCGCGAGCTTATTACGCTCATCAGCGAAGCCCAACGCGAAGCCCAGGTTGTTATGGAGCACCACCGCAGAAAGGCGGTCGACGATTTGGAGAAGTTGCCATGATTAGGAAGACGCTGATCGGCTTCTCCGTTCTCTTCGCGCTCGCGCTCGCGGGATGCAAGGATAACGACAGCTCATCGCGTCCCACTCCGCGCGCGACCTGTCCGGTATGGTCGGCGCTGTACTCGCGGACGCTCGATTGCATCGGTGACAGCTTCGACTTTCCGACTGATAAGAGCGGTGCTCACTACATCGTCCGGAAGGCTCCGGAGGTGAAGCAAGGCATGACCGTCACTTTCCGCTTCGCCTTCGAAGGCTCCGGGACGTTCGGCGTGTCTGATCCTAGCGATCAGCCTCCGGCTCATGTTAGGCTCTACCTCCAGCGGCGCGGCGACCAGCTGACGGCGCAGGAGGAGCACAAGCGGTTCTGGTCCGCTCCGGTTGTGTTAGCGGTCGGTGAACATAGCATGATCGTAAGACTAGACCCAGGCCTGTGGACCAGCGTATTCGGAAAGCGCGGAAGTGACGTGCCGGGAGAGTTTCAGGCGACACTATCAAGCCTGGAGCATATCGGCTTCACCTTCGGGGGAATGTTCGCCGGTCACGGCGCTTACATAATCGGCGGGCCTATGAAAATGCACATCATGGAGTTTAAGGTCGAATGATCATCAAGCTGGAACTAACAGAAGACGAAGCTGTCGCGCTTCACCAGATAATTGATGCCGCCGTCCGGTCGCTTGGGCTTAATGCCGCAGCTGCCTGTCACGTCATCAATCAGAAGTTGATCGCCGCGACGAAAGCCGCAGGAGCCGCGAATGGCAAAGCCCCTCCGCCGGAGAATGCAGAGAAAGCGGTGCCGGTGCCTAAGGCGGCAAAGCACTAGGAAGACCTGCCGCTGTAAGTATCACGATCCGAATTGGATCAGGAGCTGGTTGAAGAAATGGCGCGCACAGGTGTTCGCATAGACGGTTTATCGGAGCTGCATGAGGCTTTGCGTGAGCTTCCTGACGCGACCGCCAAGAACGTCCTGCGGCGCGTTGGGCGGAAGCGACTGCAGCCAATTGTTGATATGGCGGTCGCTCTCGCTCCCTACAAGACCGGGCGGCTGCGGAGCCGGATCACAGTCGGCACTCGCCTCTCGAAGCGGCAGCGCAGCATGTATGAGCCGGAAGGCAAATATGATATCACGATCTTTGGCGGAGCGGCCGGTGCCCGCCACGCCCACCTTCAGGAATTCGGGACGCGCCACCACAAGGCGCAGCCGTTCCTTCAACCGGCTTGGGATGCCGGGAAGGATGCTATGCTCGAAGGTCTAAAGGATGACCTCTGGGCTGAGATAGAGAAAGCCGCCGCGCGTCTCGCGCGTAAAGCCGCGAAGGCTGCGGCGAAGGGTGTGTGATGGAAGAGGCGCTGATAGCATATCTGCTTCAGGATACCGCGCTGGCCGCCTTGGTCGGATCGCGCGTGCACCCGGTATCAATCCCGCAGGGTAGTCTCTTCCCGGCGATAGCGGTGACGCGCATCGACGGCGCACCACTCTATGCGGACGAAGGCGAAGTGGGGCTGGCTGATCCGCGCGTCCACATCGACGTTTGGGGAGCGACCTACAAAGACGTGAAGCTGATCGCGCGGAAAGTAGTCACGCGCGTCAACGGTCTTCGATCCCACTTCATAAACGGCGTTCAATTCCGTTCGGCTATCCTCGATGCGGAGCGTGACTTTCGGGAAGAGGGAACGAACGCTGCTGAGTATCGCTACCGCGTCAACCTCGATTTCATTCTCTGGCACGAAAGGAACTGACGAATGCCTGCAGCAGTTGGACGACAAATCGCTTTCACCTGGAATGCGCTCACCATCGCGGGCGTCCGGGAGAAAGGTGTCTCGCTTAACGGCGAAGCAATCGACATCTCTGCCGATGATTCGGCCGGGTGGCGGGAGCTTATGACGTTGGCTGGACAGAATGAAGTCAACATCTCGCTCTCCGGCGTTACCAAGGATCAGGTCTTGATGAAAGACTGGTTCGCCGGGACGCGGACGCGGACTGCCACGCTCACCTATCCAGATGGGCGCGTCATCTCCGGCACTTTCTTCCTCGCCTCTTTCTCAGACACAGGACCGTACAATGACGCGGTCACGTTTGAGGCTGAGATCCAATCGTCTGGCGCTGTCGTCTATACGCCGGCACCCTAACAGGAGAAGCCTAGATGGTCGACATCACTATCACTCCGGCAAACGTCATCGCCGGTTCAAACGCGCAGAAGCTCCAAGGCATCGCCGGAGCCACGATCACGGCAGGACAAGTCGTGTATCGCGATCCAGCGACCGGCAAATTCCTCCTCGCGGACGCGAATGGAACGGCAGACGCGCGGACGCCAATCGGCATCGCACTCCACGGCGCATCGCTCGATCAACCTCTCATGGTGATCACAGAGGGCGATCTGGCCTTGGGTGCTGCGATGGTGAACGCAACCGCGTATTTCCTCAGCGATACTCCGGGCGGGATTTGTCCGGCTGCTGACGTTGGCGCGGGAGAGTTTGTGACTGTCCTTGGGGTGTCTTCTTCGACGAGCAATCTCAAGGTCAAGATGGTCATCTCAGGAGCCTCCAACTAATGGGAGCTTTTGACGATATCACGCTGGAGTGGCATGGGAAGGAATTCACCATCCCAGCCAACCGCGTTCTGAAGGCAATCGCTTGCGTTGAAGACGTTCTCACCCTCAATGAGTTGGCGATGTACTCCGAGCGCAAGGCAATTCCGTTTGCAAAGATCGCATCAGCGTATGGGGCTGTACTCCGATACGCTGGCGCTCGCGTTACTGATGATGAGGTCTACTCCGGCATGCTCCAGTCGGAGGATAAAGGCGTCACCGTCACCACCGCTCTTGGCGGACTAATGGCGATGATGATGCCGAAGGAACACAAGCCGGGAAACGGACAAGCCCCACAGGCGGAAGTGGGGAAGACAAAGTCATCAAGGAAGCCTTCAAAGCCGCAATGAGTTGGGGCTTACGCCCGGAGGATTTTTGGTCGCTAACCATCGAGGAGTTCTGGTGGTATGTCGAGTTGAAGACGCCAGTCAAAATGTACGGCTCGATGACAGAAGCGGAAGTGGCTCAGATTTACAAGGAAACTTATGGCTAGTGCATCTGCCGAAATCGGTGCCCTTCGCGTCCGCCTCTCGATTGATGCTGGCGAATGGAGCAGCGGTCTTAAAGACGCTGAAGGCGCACTAGCGAAATTTGGACACGTTGCGAAGACGGCTGCTATTGTCGCGGCCGGAGCGTTGACGTCCGCATTCGGAATAGTCGCGCTGGAGATTAGCCACATCATCAAGGAGGCTGATAACTTCAATCAGCTGGCCCAAAAGGTTGGCATGTCGGTGGAGGAGATTTCTAAACTCGCCTATGCGGCGAAGCTCGCTGACATCGAGACTGATGCTCTCAAGAAAGGCTTGGTGCGCCTCTCCACCGGGATTGAGGAAGGCTTGACGAAGGGCACCGGCGAAGCCATGCGCGCCTTCGAAGCGATGGGCATTAAGCTCCGTCATACTGGCGGCACCGCCAAGACGGCGATGGAAATTTTTGTCGAGATGTCCGACAAGTTTAAGTCATACAAATCGAGTTCTGCCGAGGTGGCGTTGGCCACTTCCGTATTCGGCCAAAAGCTTGGCGCCGATTTGATCCCTCTACTTAATGAGGGCAAAGACGGTTTGAACAAGATGTTCAACGAAGCAGAACGCGCGGGCGTCGTCTTCGGAAAAGATACTGCGCAAGCGGCCGATAATTTCCGAGACAACCTCACCAAGCTGATGGCAGTCGTCCACGGTCTAGCGTTGAAGCTCGCGGAAAATCTCCTGCCGTGGCTCGAAAGTATGACTGAGAAATTCATCGACTGGATAAATGAGAACCGCAATATTGAGACTGTAGGAAATACCATCATCGGCATCTTCAGCACGCTTGGCGAGAATATCAAGATGGTCGCCGGGTGGACTGAGAAGCTCGCCATTTCCTGGGCCGCTCTCAAAGGGATTATGACGGCCAAGACCTTCGATGAAATGAAGACGGTCTGGAACGACTTCATGAATCAGGTTACAGTCATCAACGATGGTGGCATCGCGACCTTGAAGGAACGTTGGGGTGTGTTCTGGGTCGAAGCAGGCGCACAAGGAAGAGCAGCCGCAGCGACCGAAGGCGGCAACATGGCCGCTCCGGCGATGGCGGCGAAGACCCAAGCTGAACTAGCGATGGAGGAGATGAAGAGGAAGACCGCGCTGGCGATGGCTGAGCAGAAGAAAGCCATTGAGGAAGGCAAGCGGTTGATGGAGGCTTCTGAGTCGCCGCTCGATGAGATGAACCGGAGGCTCCAGCGCAATCTCGAATTGCTTCACCATGGCGCTATCGGCTGGGAGTTTTACGCGCAAGCGGCGGTCCAAGCGCAGATGAAGGCGGCTTCCGGCGTTCTCAATCTAGCCGGTCAGCTCGCGGGCGCATTGAAGACGATGTTCGGGAATTCGAAGCTCGCGGCGGTCGCGCACGCGGTCATCAATACGGCGGAGGCAATCACGAAGGCTCTCGCCACCTACGGCCCAACGCCTTGGGGCTTCGCTGCTGCCGGCGTGGCGGCGGTCGCGGGCGCGGCGCAGATCGCCACCATCAAGTCGACTACAGAGAAAGGCGGCACCACTCCGAAGGCACCGACCAATACCGCAGCCGCGACCGGAGCGGCGACCAGCGCGCCATCGGCACCGGGCGGTACGCTTATGGTACAGGGTATTAATCCCGGCTCACTCTTCTCCGGAGACGCGATGCGGTCGCTCGCTGAGCAGCTTCTCCAATACCAACGCGACGGCGGGAAGGTGGTGTTTGCCTGATGGGCGTCATCGTCTCAAATGCGCTCTCGCTCTCGACGCTCTTCACGGATGGCATCAACGCCAACAATCCGTTGATTGCGTGGAAGAAGATCGTGGCTGTGTCTGAGGTAACGTCCGACCAAGCAGCCGCCGGTTTCCCGGCGATCAACCTTGCCAATCCTTCGACCGCTCCGGATTTGTATTGGAAGGCGACGGGCACAGCCGTCCAATATGTAACGTTCACGATCAGCGAACCTATCATTGATTATCTCGCGATAGCCGGTCACAACTTTGGGAGCGGAGCGGTCGCGGTAGCGGTCGAGAAGTGGACTGGTTCTGCTTGGTCGGAGATTGTCCAATCATCGACGCCAACGGATGATAGTCCCATCATCTTCCGCTTCGTTGAGATCAATCCGGCGCCAACGCAAATCCGGCTGAAGATGACGCCCACAGCGACCATCCCGCAAGCGGCGGTCGCTTACATCGGCAAGCTGCTGATCCTCCCGCGTCGCATCTATGTAGGTCACCAAATCCTCACCTACAATCGCCGCGCCAGTATCGTTACCGGGATGAGCGAGCGCGGACAATTCCTTGGCCGCATCGTCCTGAGCCAGACACGCGAGAGCCAGATCGATATGCAAAATATCCTTCCGGCTTTCTACCGGAGCGACATCGACCCTTGGCTGAAGGCGACGATTGAAAATCCATTCTTCTTCGCGTGGCGGCCGAATGCCTACCCTCTGGAGACAGGATACTGTTGGGCGACCGGCGATGCCTCGATGAATAACCAGCGCACCAACGGTATGGTGAGCTTCTCACTGGCGGTCCAAGGCATCGTCCCGTGAGCAAGAGCCTAACATATGTCGAGATGGATCTGGACGCCTTCCGCGTCACAGAGTTTGAATACATCAGCGGTGGCCTTGGCAATTGGACGCCGCTCAGTCTTGGCGCCGATTTGAAGTTGTGGTTGGACGCCTCCGACGCAAGCACAATCACGATCACCGGGAGCGGCGTTAGCCAGTGGCGGGATAAGAGCGGCAACGCCAATCACGGCAACCAGGCGACGGATGCGAACCGTCCTGCTTATACGTCCGGGCAAAAAGTAACAGCAGCCGCCGACAGCAACCAGGCTCTCGACTTCACCGGGATGCAAGAGAATTATGATTTCGCTGTTGCTGGCAAGCCCTGGAACGATGCGCAGTCCGCGAGTTGGCGGACGCTCATCTGGACGCAAGCCAGTCGCCATCCGCTTCTTGCGCAGGACTCAAGCACGGCCATCGGAACCTATAACGCTGGATTTTTTCAAGCTGGGACGTTGACCTGGGGCAACGTCGCCGGCATTGCCTATGGGCGCGTTGATACAGTTGCAATCTTTGCTGATGACACTTTATTGGCTCGCGATGGGGCAGCACTGACTTCGACTAACAGCGGAGACATGACTCCGAAAAATCTAGTTAAGTTATTGAATAACGATAACGCCCAAGCGTGGGGTGAAGTTTACGAATTCGTTTTGCTGAATGTGAATGCGAGTGAAGATAATCGCCGCAAGCTGGAACTGTACCTGTCCCAGAAGTGGGGCATCCCGCTTGATCCTAGTTTCCCCGGTGTTGGTGCCAGCAACCCCACCGGATGGACTTCGCGGTGGGACGCGGGCGGAACGTTCACCGGGCTGCTCGATGCCGGCTTTCCTTCGGGGAAGGGCGCGCGGCTAGTCAGCGCGGCTTCCACTGACAAGTTCTTTTCCTTCGACGCAGCACCTTCGATTAAGAACGTCTCCATCGTCGGACAGGTGCGCGTTAGCGGAACGGGCGCGGGCGCAGTCGCTATCGCGCGCGGCGCGGGCGCGTCAACGACAGAGACTGGCTACAGGTTCGGCTTCAACGGAGACGGAGCCAACGTCACGCTTTCGTCCTACAAGACCGGCACCTTTGCTTCGCACGCGACCGCCGCGTTTGCCTATGCCGCAAGCACATTCTACTGGTTCCGCTTTGACGTTGCCGACAGCGGTTCTAACGCGCTGCTGCGCGCGAAGATATGGACTGGCGCGCTCTCAGATGAACCTAGTGCGTGGACGATCACATTCACCGATAGCAGCTCGCCGATCACCGCTGCTGGTTGGTCTGGTATCTATAACGGCGGCACACTCAATTATGACTTCGGCCACTTCCAAGTCCGTTCGATCTTCGGCAGTACGCTCGACACGTTGCGCTATGCAATCTCCACCGACTATCTCCTGAGCAGCGTCGCAGCCATCCCGAATGTCGTGGGCGTCCAGCTTACTCCGGCGACAATCTCGCTAGGCGAGAATATGGGCCAGCGCGCGACGATGACGGTTGGCTTTAAGGATCATCGTCATGCGGACTGGGGAGAGCTGTTCCCGAAGGGATCATATTGGGGAAAGTTTCGCGGGCGGCAACTCTTCCGTCGCGGTCAGCCGCTCCGGGTTAAGCGCGGGTTGCTCGATCAGCTGTTTGCGAATTTCGAGACGCGCTACTATGTGACGGAGAGCTTCGAGGGACCAACGCCTGACGGCAGCTTTACGATTGTGGGGAAAGACCCACTCAAGCTCGCTGACGACGATAGGGCACAGGCTCCGGCTCTTTCTAACGGCTTCCTTAATGCCGCGATCCTAGCCGATAGTCCGGGCGTTGTACTCTCTCCGACTGGGGTGGGATCGCAGTACCCTTCGACCGGCTATGCGGCGATAGGCGGCAAGGAGACGGTCGAATTTCAAAAGTACACCTCCGGCGGAATTGACGGCAATACGAAGCTGCTCCTTCACTTCGACGGAGCTGACGCCAGCACGACATTCACCGATTCATCCGGCACCGGCAAGACCGCGACTGTCACCGGCAACGCGCAAATTGATACCGAGTTTTCCGTGTTCGGAGGCGGAGCCGGTTTGTTTGATGGCAATGGCGACTATCTCACCTATGCCGATCACGCAGACTTCACGCCAGCCGGAGACTTTACGATTGACTGTCGCATTCGGATTGCGGCTCTCGCTAACACGATGCGGATTTGTACGCACTACACAGACAGCAACAACTACTGGACATTCCGCGTCCGCTCTACCAACCAGCTCGAATTCGAAGTGTTCTCTGGCGGTGCGTCGATCATCAATCTCATCTCGCCAACAGGAGCTTTCCTACTCAACAAATTCTACCATGTCGCCATCGTTCGAAATGGGAACAACTATTTCCTCTTCATCGATGGTATCATCGTTGCTACGCTAACGACCGCGACCGCCATCCCCAACTTCACTGCCGGCTTCCGGATCGCGGCGGATAACGTTCCGACTGCATCGCTGTACTGGAATGGCTCGATTGAAGAGTTCAGCCTTCATCACGCGGCGCGTTGGACTGCTCAATTCATTCCTCCGCCGGTCGCTTATCAATCGGCCGCTCTCACCGACACCTTCGCAATCCGCCGCGCGCAATTCGGCTCAACGGCCGTCGAGCATAAAGCCGAAGACCGCTTCCAGCTCTGTCTTCAATATACCGCCCAGAACCCGGCGGACATCATCAACGATCTGCTCGTCAACTATGCTGACATCGCCTCCTCCTACATCTCGCTCTCGACGTGGCAGACGGAGTGCTCAACCTTCCTCCAGCGGAACTACACGCGGCTGATCGCAGAGCCGACAGGCGTCAACAAACTTATCTCGCAGCTTATCGAGCAAGCCGGGTTGGCGCTCTGGCATGACGATAAGTCGAACACCCTGAAGCTGCTCGTCATCCGCGCGGTGGACACGACCGTCTTCAACTACACAGAGGACAACGTCATCGCCGGTTCGATAAGAACGCAAGAGCAACCGGCGAAACGAATCACCCAAGTCTGGACCTACTACGGCGTGCGCAATCCGCTTGAGCCGCTCGAACAGCCGGACAATTATCGCAGCACGCTCGCGACCGTTGATCTGGAAGCAGAGACGCTGCACGGCTCGCCGGTCATCCGGAAGATATTCGGAACCTGGATACCATCGCTCGCGCGCACGACCGCGCAGCGCGTCAATGATCTTCAAATCTCGCGCTATGCGACAGCGCCGCGTCGCATCTCCTTCGACGTGATGCGCTACAGCGGGATCAATGAGCCGCTACCGGGCGGAGGCTACCGGCTGAAGTGGACGGCCAATCAGGATGCGGCCGGCAATTCCATCTCCGCTCCAATCCAGCTCACGCGCGTTGAGGCGACGGCGGATCGCTTCAAGGTCGAAGCAGAAGAGATGCTGGCCAAGGCTATCGTGGTTGATGATCTAAAGAACCGCGTCATCGTCTATGACGGCAACATCCTGAACACGACCGTCCGGACGGCGCATGATTCGATTTACCCGGCACCGACTGCGGCCGACATTTTCTCCGGCGTTAACCTGAAGGTGACGGTTGCGGCGGGCGTTATCGTCGGCAGCTCCTCCGCCGGTACGTCAGCGATGGTTGTCGGAACGTTCCCGACTAATACGCTGACCGGGAACACATCCGCCGGGAGCGCGGTTGTTACCAGCCTTAGCGTCAGTCCGCTTCTGATGAAGGTCGGCACCCACGTTACCGGCGCAGGCATCCCGGCCGGAGCGAAGATTGCTTCAGTCGATAGCGCGACGCAGTTCACGCTCAATATGAACGCGAGCGCGACCGCGACCGGCGTGACGCTCACCGTTCACTTCTATGTCCTCCTCGATATCATCGGCCGGGTGCAGGGACGCGGCGGCAACGGCGGCAAAGGCGAAACGTTCGGCCCATCGGTTCCGGGACAACCCGGTGTCGCAGGCGGCACCGCGCTCTTCACACGCCACATCGTCGACCTTGACGGCGGAGAGGTTTGGGGAGGCGGCGGTGGCGGCGGTGGCGGTACAGCAGCTGCGGGCGGCTCAGGCGGTGGTGGCGGTGGCGCGGGAACGAACGTTGGAACCGGCGGAGCGGGTGGCATCAGCGCGCATCCCGGCGCGGACGGTACAGCGACTGCCGGAGGAGCCGGTGGCGCTCCTCCCAACACAGGCAATGACGGCGGAGCCGGTGGCGGTCCTGGCCTAGCCGGTACTGGTGGCGAAGGTCCAAGCGCAGGCGCGGGAGGAGGAGCCGGTGTCGCCTTCGATGGCGTCAGCTATATCACCATCATCGGGAGCGGCCAGGATATTCGAGGAGGGCAAATCAATTGATCATCTTAGCGCGACTGCTATTGCCCTTCCTCTTGGGATACCTGCTAATGCTCGCCGCGCTCTCGCTCGCGCGCGGGCAGCATCCGCCTCATGAGATGGACAACCACGAAAGGTTCTACAGATACCTGACGCGACCGGACCAGCCTCCGGTGCAGGGAACGTGCTGCGGCAATATGGATTGTTACGCGACCGCCGCGCGCTTCCGCAACGGCCACTGGGAAGCGATCCAGCGCGAAACGAAACTGTGGGTGGTTATTCCGGATGAGCGCGTGGTGAGGCGCGAAGACGAGCTGGCGCTGCGTCCTACCAATCAGGCGTTCCTTTGTGCGACCACCGGCTTCATCTACTGCTTTGTGGCTCCCCTAACGGATGGCTGACATGCTAACAATCTCACGCGACCAATGGCGAAAGATTTTCCCGCGCGCTCCCGAAGCCGTCATTGACGCCTTCGCGTCACCCTCTGGAATGGAGTGGCTTCGCAAGGCGGGCATCCTCGAAACGAAGACGCGGCTCAACTATGCGCTCGCCAACGTCGAGCACGAGTGCGGCGGCTTCACCATCGCCAACCTGACGGAGAATATCAACTACACCCACGCGCGAATGCGGGCGGTGTGGCCAAATCGTTTTGGGAGTAGCGCGGCGGTCGCCGCTCGATACGGCACCGGGCCAGGATGGCAGAAGCGCGCGTTTGATGACATCTATGGGAACCGGATGGGCAACCGGAAGGGAACCAGTGACGGCTCCAAATACATCGGTCGCGGTGGTCCGCAGATCACCGGGCGGGACGGCTACAAGGCGGTGGGATCGCGGGTTGGGCTAGACCTCGAAGCCAACCCGGAGCTGGCCACCCGGCCGGAGGTACAGCCCGCGCTCCTCGCCGGGTTTTGGATGTGGAAGGGACTCAACCGCTACGCTGACCGGAAGGATTGGGTGGGGTGCGTCCGGGCGTGGAACGGCGGGACCAACGGGATGGCTGACCGGAACCGGATGATGGCCGGGAATGACCCCATCATCTCCCGGCTAGGGACGCTCGCTGACGTGCGGAGCGTCACAGTAGACCTTCCGCTACCTGACCCGGCTCGAAAGCCTCCCGTCACAGCTCCTACCGCTGGCGCCGGGGCGATTATCGCTGGGGGAGGAGCGGCGGCAAAGCAGGCGGTCGACAACGGCCGTCCCGGCCTAGCCGTCTTCATCGCGGTCGCGGCGGTAGTTGCCGCCTTCGTCATCTTCATGATCCTGCGGAGGCGATGAACGCGCTTTGGCGAGCGGTCATAACTCAGGCCTTGGACGACGCGCTGGGCACGCTGGCGCCTCTTCCGGGCAAATACGCGCCGCATCATCTAAAGACGCGGAACCGGGAGATCAGAGCCGCGCGGGACTGGCTGTTGGGTAATTCGAAAGACTACCGCTTGATATGTTCGCTCGCTGACATCGACCCTTCGGCTTTACGGGCGAAGGTTCTGAGGATAAGGGACAACGGATGGAAACTCTTAAACAATGGTGCAGCGGCTCCGTCACAATCGCGGTCGGATACCTGATCGCCATCTTCGGCTTCATCGTCGAGTTGGCGCCGCTGATTGTCGATGTGGTGACCAGTCAGCCGGAGCTGGCAGCAGAATTCAAATCGTGGTTACCAA